AGTTCTACACCGAGAGCCGTATAAGTTGATGCCATAATTTTGTTCTCCTAATTAGTATCTTTTTTTAATTTGTTTTAAACTCATTGTCAATCATTTACTGCAGTATAATTTGCACTTTGCGTTGCTGTAACTGAACTATATCCAGCACTTTGTGTGCCTGTTATATCTTCATAGCCTAAAGGAGCTACGCCAATTGGTGATATACTAGCAGTTGCTGAAACACCTGTCAATCCCATAACATCTGCAGGTGTTCCTGTAGGGAATGAACCAACTGTAGAAGTTGAACTTAATCCAGTTAATCCCATAACATCTGCTGGTGTTAAACTTCCTACAGACGATGTTGCAGAAACTCCGATTAAATCTATTATAGGATTTGTAGAAGTTTCAATAGTTCCTAAACCTGTTTCAGCTTCTAAACCTGTTAAGCCCATTACATCTGCAGGTGTAATTGCACCTACAGAAGAAGTTGAACTTAATCCAGTTAATCCCATTGTTTGATCTGCAGGATCTAAAGATCCAACAGAAGAAGTTGCAGAAACTCCTGTAAGAGTTCCAGCAAAATCAGAAATAGCTGTAGGTGTACCTACCGATGATGTTGCACTTAAACCTGTTAAGCCCATTACGTCTTCAGGTACTAAGAAATATTCACCACCCCAACCAGTTTTTTGAGAACCCCAAGTTTGTTTACCCCAACTTACATCTTCTCCAATACCTGTGGTTGCTTGAACACCAGTTAATTCTAAAGTAAGACCAGAAGATCCCCAGTTCTCAACTCCGTAACCATCTTGTCCCCAACCAGTATTTATTTCTGCATTAACTGTTGTTGAACCTAAACCAGAAGTTAATCCAAGACCTGTAAGTGTAACAACAGGGTTATTGCTTTCTCCCCATGGCTCTTCACTCCATTCGCCTCTGCCCCAACCTTGTTGAGCACCAGATATAGGAATTCCCACTGATGATGTTAATGATAAACCTGTTAATTGAATTACTTCGTCGCCAGCTTCGCCCCAAGAACTTCCTGTTCCCCAAGCATCAGCACCCCATCCTTCGGTAATAGCGTTAGTTGTTCCCCAACGATTAGTCCCCCAGGTTGTGCCTGACTCGTTCCAAGTATTGGCCATAAGGACTTACCTCCTTATGCGATACGAATTATTGCGTTAGATGCGTCAGCTGTTGGAAATTGAATTGTAAAAGTTCCACTTGTTACAGTTTTGTCTGAACCAAATGCGATTGCACAAACTGCTGGATCACCTGTAGCTGAATCGTTAAAAATTAAACAACCGTTAGCTGTAAAAGAAGCTGATGTCCAAGAAATATCATTAAAGTCACAACATGCAGTATCAGTTGATAAAGCAGGTGTTACACTTGTAAGTGCTTTTCCTTTTGCAGAATAAGCTGAACCTGACGTGTTCGATATTTCGTTTGATGTACTGTAAGCTGTTGTTGATTTATTTAAAGTTGCAGAGCTTGTGTATAAAGCTATGTTAAAAGTGTTTCCAGACGATGCTGTAAAGTTATGTATGCCTTGTAAAACTTCTGTTTTAAAACTGTTACAAATTGCCGATGTTATTGCCATAATATTTTTCTCCTATTATTGAGGCGGTGACTCGATTGGAATTCTTATTGTACCATCCGTGTAATCGTCTCGTCTTCTTCTTCCAATTTGCATCGC